GTAGATGTTTTAACACCACCAAAATCTAAAACTGCAATTGCAGCATTGCTTAAACTATTATTATAAATTAAAGCAGCTTGTGCAGAAATAGTTGCATTAGCAAATGTAACATTATCAGCATCAAATATTGCTGTAGTTCCATCAACAGTAATTGCAACGTTAGTTAATGTAGCTCCACCAGTTGTGTAATTAGTTCCAGCATTTGAAATTTCATTACTTGTAGTGTACGCTGTAGTGTTTTGATCTAAAGTAGCAAGGTTTGAATATAAAGCACACTTTAATGTACTTGCAACTAAATTTGCTCCTGGCTTCATTAAGTCTTCCTTAAATGTAACCGTGATAGCTTGTGTAATCGGCATTTTTTATTGTCCTCCAGTTAAAGTGTTTTCACCAAGTGGGCTACCAGGAAATTTAAAGTCCGTTCTTCTTCTTCTACGAGCTTCATTATTAATAGCAGTCACACTCTCAACATATTTTTTGTTGTAGATATTATAGTCTTCCATGTTCTTTGTAAAGATATTTGCTTCAGATAAACTACCATATAAAAGAGCATCTGGAGTATTAGTGGTATAGTAATTAGTAGTATTCGTATTAGATAATGGATTAATTCTACCTTGATATCCTAATTGCATAGTATAAGCTTGATTAGGCGTAGGAGCTAAATATAATGTATTATCATCAAAATTAGCAAAATATTTAGGTTGACCAGTAATACTTGTATTAGGCCAATATTCTTGTACAAATTCTAAAGGTTTAATTTCTAAAAAAGTAACGTTTCCACTTACTATAATACTTGCATAATTAATAAGCATAGGTTCTATTGCTGATGGTAAAGTTACAAATCTATCTCCTGAAAAAACTGATGAAGTAACGTTTAAATTAAATCCTACTGGATCAATATCTCTTGATAATCTAAATTCTGTATTATTTATAAAGGTATCTAATTGAGCTATAAAATCAGTTCCATTATTTTCAGCCCAGAGTTGTATATCACTCCTTAGGCTTGAGTATGTCATTGGCATTTTTTTCTTCTCCTGGCATTACACCAAATTTAGACCATACATTTCCTTTAAATGCGTAAGTTCCCCAATGAGTAAGAGGACTTAATAAATCAGCATATATTTTACCGCCAATCTTTTGCCACATTCTACAGAAAGCATAGTCTTCACTTAAGTATCTATTACTTTTTTCATCAATAATACAGTCAAAAAATGCATATGTGTTTTTAGAAGTAAATCTATCAGTATTAATGATTTGATCACTTGTATATTTAAGATTAGGATAAGCTTTGATCATTTTAGTAAAAACTTCTTTTTTAATACACATAAAACCTGTTGCAGCATCTAATACTTCAACAAATCCATTTTTCATTTGTATATTTTTAGGATTTGTAAAGTTTAAATTATATCCTAAAGCTTTTTGCTCCATATTTTCAAAATCTCCTTTTTTAGCAAGTTCTGTAACATGATTCCAGTCTACAGATTTTCTAGCATAAATACCACAAGCTATATCGTGGCCTGAATCTAGTAATCTCCATATATTAGAACCATTAAAACCTATATCTGCATCTATAAACATTAAATGAGTAAATCGATCATCTTTTTCACATAAGTCTAAAAATTGTGCAACTAAAGTATTTCTAGCTCGTGTAACTAAACTTTCATTTCCCATAGTATTAAGAACCATGTGAAAGTTATTTTTAACAGCTACTGATTGAGTTTGAAGAATTCCATGAAGATAACCTTCATTTAACATTCCGCCGTAACAAGGAGTTGCAACTACTACTCCGTATTTTTTTTTATTTAATTCATCGCTCATGGAGTGTTAACAATAACACTTCCTAGAGATGTTGTTAACAAATTTGTTGTAGCTTGTGCAACTCCAACAGCTAATACAGCTCCTGATGTATTAGGGTATATAGTCTGAATTTGATCTGGAACACCACCTATGAGTGAATTTGGGACATTTAAACGTGCATTTTCTAAAGTTTCAGCATCAGTAAAATAAGTTAAATCAAGTTGTGGATGTTTTGGTTCATATTCAGAATCATGTACAAATAGACCATTCCATTCAAATAACATTTCATTATGAGGAAATTCTAATCCACTTCTATCTGATATAGTTCTTCCATATTTACCACTTGAAAATTTAGTATAAGGTGCTCTATGTGGTTTTTTTCCTCGTTCTCTATTTGAGTTTGCTTTCATTAATAAGCTCTCCCATAACCGGGTACTATTCGTGTAGTAGGTGTAGAGTCAGCAGCTTGTGCTCTTGAAAATGCTTCTTCATAATCTAATTTTAATTCAGCTCGTGTGCCTCCATCAATTGAAGGTCTTTTTTTACTTAAAAAATAAGCTAGTCCAGAACACATTGCTTCTATCCAACGAGAAGGTACATCTACATTTTGATCTACTCCAGCAACAGTACTTGCAGTTACATCTTCTATTCTTCGTATTCTCCAATATCTCATTATATCAGTTGAATTAATAGGTGTTGGATATAAAAATAAAACAGGTGTAGCTAATCTTTGTAAAAAATACTGAGTAGGTAATGATTGAGTTGATTTAACTCCAATTGCTTCGTAATCTCCTAAAGCTAAACGTGTCATAAAAAAATCTTGATCAACACCTCCTTCATTTCTACGAATACTTGCTTCAACAATATCAACAGTATCAGATGGAAGTGTATATTGATTCGTTCCTTGTATTAATGATAAAGTTTCTAATTCTACAGTCCATTGATTGTAACCACGATTGGCCCAATCACTAAACATTATATTTAAACTTCTTCTTGCGGTACGTACATCATATCCTAATATTGGATCACCTCCAATACGATCATATGCTTCCTGAATTACTTCAGTTACATTTAAATTAAATGTTGCTGTACCTGATAGTGCCATAAAGACCTACGCAAAAAATACAGTTAATGCTGCAACGTTAGCTAAATTAGCTTGTAGTTTAGTTTCAAATTTTATACCTTCATCTGGTAAACTAATAGATATAGGACCTGATGCAACACTCGCTGCTGTTGTAATACTAAATATAGTTACATTATTATCTGCAAATGTAACTGTTCCAGCATTAGCGGTTGGAGTTGCAATAAAGGCCTTTAATCTAGTAGATCCACCAAATAAAATAACATTTGATCCTGTACTTGTTGTGCTATTTGCTTTTACATCTGAACCTGACATTTTATCTCCTTATACTAAGTTAAATTTTCTTAATTGTTCGTATAGTAACGTAATTCTGTCTTTTTCGCTACTAGGTTTTTCAATAACACCTGATAAATAGGATTTACCTACAGTATTAGTAAAATCTATTGGTTTAGGATTTAATGGATCAGAAGATACATCTAATCGGCCTTCTCCTAATTTTTTTATACCACCGCTTCCACCATCACTACTAAATTTATCTATTACTTTAGAAATATCTTGCAATCTTTTATCTAAATCATCACCTTCTTCTTTAGCTTGTTTTTTAATTTCTTCATCAGTATCAACAGTTTTAGTAATTAATGAATCTTCTCTTTCAGCTAAAATTTTTTCTTCATCAGATAATCCTTTTTCATATTCTTCTTTTACTTTCTTATAATCTTCTATTTTTTCATCAGTAGATTTTCCAAAATTTTTTAAAGCATCACCTGCTTCTTTAAGAAAATCTAAATTAAAATCAAAAGCCATTTTTTTTAATGAGGGCCCGAAGGCCCTCTATAAATTATGTTACGTTATTATTTTGTACATATTGAACAGTTACAACGGCTTCGCCAGTTGTACCATCACCATCTGTACCAGTAAATACAGCAACAACATTACTATCACTTGTTCCAACGTCACTAAAAGAAGCAACAATAGCAGCATTTACTGCTGAAGTTCTTCCTGTGACTTTTGCGTTAGATGAAGCAATATATGCAGTAGCATTTGCATCAGTTCCTATTGAAACTGTAGCAGCATTCGTATCATTAGCAACAACAATTACATCTAAAAATACATTCACGATTTGTGAATTAGCAGGAATTACTCCTACTCTTGTATTTGCAGTAGCACCTGATAACGTAACTGATTTAGATTGAATCATTTGTACAAAACCTGTGTTTTGTACATTTTCTCCAATCGTTGTACCAGTAGTTTCTTTAATCGTTCCCGCTTTAATCGGTCCCGAAAATGTAGTTGTACCCATAGTCTATACCTCCAGTATAGTCTGCTTTCGCAGTCGTTTGAGTTAAATACTAGGCGTATTACTACGCCTAGTACAGATTAGTTATTAAGCAGCTCCTTCTGAACCGTAGATAGTTCTCCAGTCTGTAAAACCGAAAGAATATCTTTCTCTAACTTTGTATCTTAAATTACCAGTTTCAAAATCGCCTTCAACAGCTTTTTTCATTGGTGATCTTACAAAGTGTTTCATTCCATCTGGGCAATCAGTCATAACGAAGTATGCATCAGGATCAGTTAATCGCTGGTTAACAGCAACTCCGCCTGGAATCATACCCATATTCTTCATTGCATTGATGTCATTATCAGCAGTCGCAGGTCTTAAATTAGATTTAAGAATACGCTCAGCAACGAACACCAATTGAGGTGGAACGATTAGTTTTTGTCCAGTCAATGCTATTGGAATACTTCTATCATCAACCGCAGTTGAGATTTGAATCAATAAACTTTCAAGAGAAGTTTCTGATAAATCCGCAGCTGTCGATAATTTGTTAGAAGCTATTCCTCCACCGCCTAGTGGGTGATCTGTAGCAAGTAAAGTCTTGCCATCGCCACCTACTGAAGAAGTAGTTGCATTATTAAGGATGTTTGCACCTTTAATTTCTTTAGTATGTTGCATTGATCTTGCTAGTGCACGAGCATACTTAGCACCTAAAGATCCGTATAAACCATCTTCTTCAGCTTCCTCTGTTATAGAGAATGCTAAAGCTACAGTTTCATGTACGTATCTTGCAGTGTAACCCTCTTTTCCACTATCATAAGATATTGCAGCACCTTCAGCTTTTGTTGGTGCAGCTCCGAAGCCGATCATTTGTACATCTTCTTCAAAAGCTTTCTGTGATTGCTCAATAGAGTAAATATCTCTCCATTGTTCTGGGTATCTATCATACTCCATAGCAAACACGGTATTTAAACCAAGATTAAGCTGCTTGGTAAACAGCGCCCTATTTAAAGCCATGTGTTAATCTCCTTAAATACCGCTAGCACGAGTACCATATAGATGGTTATTAATAACCACTTCTAATTTAGCATCCGCACCTACAGCGTTATTTGGTTCATCCACAAGTCGTAGTATTCTTAAAACTTTTGCAGTTGTTGCTAAAGTTCCAAGATCCGCTTCTTGTTGGGATCCACCAAAAGTTGTTTCACCAGCAGTAAAAGTTACATTACAAAGCTCACCTACGTTAGCATTTGCAAAAGTTCCATTACCCTGGACTTGATATGTTATATTTGGATCGTCATATACAAAAGCAGTCGCAGCTGTATTAGTTTTGACTGTTGTACTTGCCGGCCAAATTTTGGAGAATTTTACATCTCCACTTGTCTGATCAATGTATTGAACACCATAAAACACACCTAGTGCGTTTATAGCATTCGTTGAAATACCTACAGTTCCATCAGATAGTAATGTTACCAAATCACCAGAAAATAGTGAAGTTGCATAAGCATTAGCTATAGGATAGGCCTGAGGTCTAACAACACCGCCAGTTAAATGCCTAAGAGGTACAAACCCATTAGGAGCATTAGTATTAGCCATTTTATAACTCCTTGTTATAAATTATTACTCTTTAAAACCGCCCCTCGTAACTTCGGTCTTGTAAGAACGGCTTATAGGATTTCCAGGTCGTTCTACTTTGTGAATGTCCATCTCGACTGATCTCATTAGATTTTCAGTCATTTGTGCGTAATATTCATTACGTTGGTTTACCATTTCTTCTGGCATTTCACAGAGTACCATTCCTTCCATACCTATATAACCAGCAAATTTGCCATGTTCAATCGTAGCATATTTATTAGCATCAGAAACTGTTTTAAGGTCTCTAGGTTGCCAACCTTCACGCATACGTTTAGCCACATTTGTTGGTGTTTCCTGTCCTAAAACCATCGTTGCAATCCATCTCTGTTTGAAACCAGGTCTCGGTTCAGGTGCCTCCAATAAGTTAGTTGGGCGCCACTTTGAAGCTACAGTTGATTTCTCAACTCTAGTTTCATTTTTTATTTTATTATTCTTCATATCAGGCTCCTATAGTTGTCCTGTATCACTAAAGCTTTTTACTTCTTTAGCAAAACGTTTCAGTGCCGCTTCATCATTAATATCGATACCGAATTTTTTAGCAGTATCTAAATCTTCAGAAGTAAGCTTAACTCGATTACTGTCGATTCCTTTTTTACGAGAAACTCCAGCAACAGGAGATTGCACTCTGTTAGCTTTTTGTACCACATTTTTGTCATTTTGAGAAGCACTATCTTCAGATTTGCTAAAATGAGGTAAATTAGAAGCTTTTAACCTTTTATTCATCTCATCGTAATATTCTGGATCACTTGCATCCCAACCTTCTTCTGTAAGTTCAGCATCAATTCCATAAGCCATAGCTGTTTCTTTACGATAACCAGGTTTATTGAACCATTGACTGTTTTCTTTTACCCAATCCGCTGCTAAAGGTGGTACTGTTTTTTTAGTTTCAGATTTTTTAGGTAATTCAGAAGCATATTCTTGTGTCTTATTCATTTGGCTACGAATATCAGCCATACTTTCGTACAATTTTATTTGTTCTTCAGTATTACCTTCTTCAATAGCTTGTTTTAGTTTTTGAGAAATAGAAGAATATTGATTAGTTAATGACTTACTAGCAATGTCAATAGTTTTTCTTTCCATTGAAGATAGTCTATCTTCTAATTCAGCTATTCTTTGTTCAGCCTCAGCTCTTTTTGCAACTTCTTTTTGAATTCGCTTACGAACTTTTTCAGAATATGGTAAATCATCTGAATACGGCGGGACATTTTTAGTAACTTGAGGTTGTTCTTTTACTTCCTCTTTTACTTCTTCTTTCTCTACTTGTTCAGTAAGAGTTTCAAGTGGATTTTGAGAAACTTCTATTTCTTTTTCAGAAACAGGTTCATCTAATTTCACCTCAATCTCTTTCTTATTTTCTTCGTTAGGCATAGTTATCTCCTATGTTGGCGTTATTCTTAACTCAATAACGTATGTTTATATTTGTTGAGATACTACTTCAGAACTTTCGAGTGAAGCAATAATCTCATCGTCATTTACTATCACCATTTTGACATTTTGTACAGATATGCGTGCACCTGCATAACGACCAAACAAAACCCAATCTCCAACTTTACACCAAGGTGATTTTCTATCGCTATAACATTCAGGTCCCATTGCTATTACTTGACCTACACTATTTAAATAAGCTTGTGTATCTTGATTTTTATCAGGTAAATAAATACCACCTTTTGTTTTAGATACAGGACCTTT